TTGCTGCTTGAAACCCCAACGCTTGTTTTTCAAGTCCCACCAGATGCTAACACGTTTACGGTTGTCACCGTAGATCTGTTCTTCCTCTACGTTCGCAGGTCCTAGACGAAAGGTCATATCCTTTTCGCAATGAAACACTTTTGGATCAAGTGGTGCGTTGGCCAACAACCACCGAGCATTATCACCGTTTTCTCCACTTGAATTGCCATGCGCAGTTTCATTTAACTGTACAGCTCCCTTTCCGTTTGAAGTGTTCTTGAAGATATGAAATGGAACGTTCACACCGCCAACGATGTTTAGTGCAGCGTCTCCATTGATCTTACGCCATCCACAGATGATACGGACGTCGACAGGTGTTGTGGTACTGTCGTTAATGGCAAGCATTTGAATTTTGATTCCACGTAGAAACACTTCTCGACCAGCCATTGTAACACTGGTGGCAATGCTGTCTCCGCCTGTTCCAACATTGGTCAATGGATTGACAATCTCTCCAACCAAATTAGTTCGTACAGGCGTCACAGCTGTAGTAATTGCAGAATTGCGCACTACCTCAACTTTACGCTTTCCTTCAAACAAACCTAAAGCTTCTTTACGGACTCTCGTTCCTGGACGCATGCGACGATTGCGACGATAAGAGCCGCGACGCTTACGATAATAGACACGGTTTGTGCCACGATATGGAGTGCCTCGACGTAATCCAGTTCCTCTAGCAACATATCTGCTTGAACGATAACCCATAGGTAACTTTGGTGGATACGCTAACGACTTTGTCACGTTATACAATTTGGTGACCAATCTGTTTCCGTATGTCGGTCTACCACCAGCAAGCCTTTTGAGTTGGTTAACTTTGTTGTAATAATCACCCCGCCTGGGGTCGTAGTTGGTTAATGCCGGGTGCACCATGATTAGGTTATGAGGAGGGTATAGTATTACCCCTCCTCACTTCGGATCTTGGATCAGGTTCTGGGTCCGATCTGAGTCCCGCGGACTGGCTTGCTTGCCAAAACCTCCCTCCGACCCGGCTGGCTTTAGGCCTTTTAGGCTCTTTATCCAGGACTGCTTTGCCACGGCCATGCGGCCCGAAGTCATAGAGCAACACAAACACACCATGGCTTACGTCAAACGCTGGTGTTTTACTTTGAACAACCCCTCTGAGGGTGAGAAGTCGTCGCTCGTCGACCTGTTTGAGTCTGAACACGTCTCTTATGCGATCGTCGGTCGCGAAGTCGGTGAGTCTGGCACCCCCCATCTCCAAGGCTTTGTGTCTTTCACAGACCGCAAACGCCTCACGTCAGTCAAAGCATTGATGGGCGATCGAGCCCACTTTGAAGCTACTAAAGGTACAGATAAACAGGCTAGTGACTACTGTAAGAAGGACGGTGACTACGATGAATATGGTGAACTACAGGGTCAGGGTAAACGCACTGATTGGGATCGTTACAAAGATTGGTTGTTGTCTTTGGACGTCCCCCCGACGGAATCTACGATTTGCCTTCAGTTTCCTTCTCTTTACGGTCGTTATCGCACATCAGCTCTTCAGATGTCTCGCTTGCTGTGTCAGTCTCCTCTTCACGTTGAAGGAGATCTTCGCCCATGGCAACAAGATCTTGAAGAAGCACTATTAAACGATCCAGACGCGCGGTCAATTGAATGGATGGTGGACGAAGCAGGTGCTGCTGGTAAGAGTTGGTTTGTGACATATTGGTTTACGAAGTATCGTGACGAAACGCAGATGCTCCGTGTTGGTAAGCGTGATGACTTGGCTCACGCGATTGATGAAACAAAAAAATACTACTTCTTTGATGTCCCCAGGGGAGGAATGGAATTTTTCCAGTACTCGATTGTGGAGATGCTGAAGGACCGCGTCTTGTTCAGTCCAAAGTATGATTCGTGCACCAAGGTGTTACACTTCCGTCCACATGTGGTCGTGTTTTGTAACGAGCACCCGGACATGGACAAACTTACACCCGACAGATTTAAAATCACTGAAATCGACGCTTGATTGAAGGTGGGAAGCGACGTCTTTTGTCGCACCCCCGAGGCGTACGAACACCCACTAACTAGCACACAAATGATTGTAACACGTAAAGAATGAACCTAACACTAACCCAAAGGATCTTTAAAGTATGTAATCCACGAATGCCAATAGTTCACTGTAGTGGCCGGTTGCGTTTCAGACAGCGGCACAGTATGATAGAAATACATGACTGGCCACCAATTGGCTGCTCCTTCACGCTCCAATGTTGTTGTTGTGCTCTGCATTTGCTGCTTGAAACCCCAACGCTTGTTTTTCAAGTCCCACCAGATGCTAACACGTTTACGGTTGTCACCGTAGATCTGTTCTTCCTCTACGTTCGCAGG